TATATTGACCGCATCCATTACTTGTTGGTTTTTAGATAAAGCTTCTTGTAATTTTACAAAAGCACCAATAACTAAACCTATTCCGGTTGCTTTTAATGCTGTTCCGAACATTTTTGCAGAAATTGTTAATTTTTTAAAACCTCCAACAGAATTTTCAGCGTTTTTTCCTATTTGTTCCGTGTTTTTTGCTGAGGAATTTATATCTGTATCTAAATTTTTTAATACATTTTTTGCTTTTGTACCGTCTAATTCTATTGGTGTGGTTTTTCTTAATTCAGCATAAGTTATATCAATTTCAGATCTAATTTTTTTTAAATCGTTTACTGCATCTGAGGTGTCTAATTTTATTTTTATTGTTTTTTCTACCGACATATTATTCTAATTAATTGTTTTAACATTCTTTTTATACTTATATGATATTCTTCTAAGCCGTAAGCAAAATCTAATTCTTTGTTTTTATATTCTATTAATTGAAGATGATCTATGCTATGCATAATAATTTTGCTTGAAGCTTTTATATATTTTTTTAATTCCATATTAAATAATCTCCATTTTCAAATTGTATTCTTTGACCGTTTTGGAATAATGCCCAATTTTCATCGTGTGCAATTCCTATATTATAAATTCTGTTTATGTCTATTTCAGCAGATAATTCCCAAACTCGGTTTGTGTCATTTTGTGAGTCTTGAATTCCAAATCGTAAAACTCCCTGATTAATATCAATATATAATGAACATACGCTTAATAATCCTGCTTCTTTTAAACTGAAGTCAACAGTTCCTCCAAGAGTACCTAATTGAGTTGGTGTTGTGCCATCTACTTTAAACGCAGTATAATATGCGATTCCCTCAGTGCTTCCTAAAGGATAAGATGCATTTGTTCCTCCTATTACCGTTGCTAATCCTTTTACTCTTATAATTAAATTTACATTCGGAGGAATAATTAGTTTTTCTTCATATTGTTCGCCTCTTGCATAAGCATAAGATTTAGTTGATCCAACAGTATTTCCCATTAATATAACTTTGTGACTTTCTCCCTCTAAATAAGGCATTAACCTGTTTTTGACGTTATATTTAATAACGTAATCGTCTTTCATATAAGGCAAAATTTCTCTACTGTATTTTGTATTATCGCTTCCAATAACAAACGGTTTTTCTTTTACTCCTAAAATTCCCGTTGTTAATCCTTTTAAATTTTGTGTTTTCCATATTGATAAAACACCTTGTTTGTTAGTTATTTTAGCCGGAGGACTTCCCGCATAAGTCATACAAGGATATAAATTTTGGTCTGCATATGTTGTTGTACTCCATAAAATAAAACCCCCGTTACAATCGCAACAAGCCGGTTGAGTGTATAAGCTTATTTGAGTTCCTGTTAATGTCGGTACGCAAGTTGGATCATCATCGGGACACCAAACATAAGCACCATAACCCGATGTTGCATCACCAATAAAATTCAGTCCTCCAGAAATACCACCCACATAACCTAAAACATAATCGCAATCAGTACAATTTTCTTTAGTGTCTAAAGATTTAATAAATGTTATTTTAGTAGACGCATTACCATTAACTTGATAATTTTGTATTTTTAAAATCCTCCAATAAGTATCTTTTATAAAAATCTCATCATTAAATTTAAAATCAAATATGTCGTATGCGTCTAAATTTACGAACGCCTCCATTATCCGTGCATTATCGCTGTAAATTTCATTTAAATAATCTTTCCAATATTTACCATATAAAGAATTATTAAACCAATTTCCCCCTAAACTTCCATTGTTAAAAATTAAATTAGTTCCGTTTAAAGGAGGTGTTGAATTCCAATAAAGGCTCTGAGTGTCAGCATTTAAAGAATAAGTATCTGATGTTCCCGGCACATCAAAAGGGCTGCAAACAGGATATTCATTATAAGAATAAGCCGTTATTATTTCTGCAGTTGAATTATGATTGTGTAAATAATAAGTTGTTGTATTATCTGCTGCGTCTTTTACTGAAACGGGAGTTCCTGAGTAATAGAATAATTTAGGTTTGGTTTTTTTGACTACATTAGCACCGTCATTGTCGTTAGATTCATAACCAAATTCATATTGAACAGTAAAATTAGCTAATAAAGATGCGCCGGATTGACTTGCTGATTTATAAATTTGATCGTTAATAAAAGGACTGAAAATTGAATTATTTTTTAATGTTCCTTTTGCAAATTCGTTAGTATCATCTTGAATTCTTATATGCCCAAATACGTTAATGTCCGGATAACGTTCTTTTAATACTGCGTTGTTTAAATCAACGTCCTCTTGGTCTGATAAATGAACTATCTTCTTTTGTAATTCTGTGGTGTCTTTTATTATTATCTCTTTAGACGTGTCCAATTTATCTGTCCAACGCTTTATACTACCTAATGCGAGATAATCTTTGTAAGGCTCTATAATTAAGTTAGAATCGTTATCAGGATCGGTTACAACTACTAAATTAAATCTTTCAATAATATCTTTTAAAAAATCCTTTTGTTTTAAATCAGGATCAATGCAAGATGGAATATCAACAGTTGCTCCGTAAACGTTAGTTGAATACCCCATCCAATTTATTATTGCAGATGCAGTAAAAACCTGTGTTGCTATTTGTCCAAAAGTCACGCTGCCATTAAATGCCGTATTTACACGGCTAACCATTGCTAAACGAAAGACAACACAAGCAGAAGCGCCAACAGGCATATTTTCTAAAGATACTGTGTTAGTCATCCCGTACATTCCCGAAGAAGAATTAGACCATAAATTACCAACTTGAACATTTGTTCCCCCGTAAAACTCATCCACTAAAGAATTATAAGTTGGAGAAGTTGGATCGTTATCCCATTTTTGTAAACCTATCCATAAAATTGACGTGTAAGGGGGTGTGCTTTTTATATTATTCCAAAAAATATGATTATATATTTCTATATTAGCCATATCAAAAGCTTCTTTAGTAAAGAAATTGTTTGTTGTATTCCAAATTTGATCTGAATCATAAGGAACGCCAAGCTGAGTTATTGGATAATTAATTGGACAAGGCATAATTTCATCAGGCAACGGTACTCCTTCTTGTGCTGCACCAATTGTAAGTTCCCCCCAATTATCTGTATTACCAACATACATAAGACCACTTGGTGCGGTATTTGCATTTGTAGTAGGTAATGCAGCAGCTTCAATATGATTTGCCGTTGTCATATATATTTTACTAAAATAATCACTATCTAAAAAAGAAGATGTATAACTAAAACCAGATCTTGCAATAATTCTTTCAAACAGTGTTCTTATTTGAATTGCAGGTCTAAATTGAGATAAATTAACTGTATAATTTGATGCGCTTGAATATCCTAAATTAGTTATGTCGGATTGGCTCATTCTTAAAAAACGATCATTAGTTGGATAATAAAAACCGGCTTGAGTCACGGAAAAAGGATAAACAATTTGAGTGATTCCGTTATTAGTTAATGTTGTTCCCGAAGTGTTTTGAAGCGTATTATTCCAACTATTGGTTAAAGTCGTATTATCGTAAACGTGGTTAAACTCTCCCGAATAACTTCCATCATCTTCTAAAAAAACATCTTTTAAACGGTTATCTCCAATAACACTAAATAACGTAGCCGTATTAGATAATAAAATAACTTCATATAATTCAGCTTTTTTAAATATAGATTTTAATTGTATTGTTCCCTCAAACTGCGGTGTTGTACCTACAAATAAAACGGCATCAAATTTAGTACGTGTACTAAAGACTAAAGTTTCTAAATTAACATTATACCAATTTTGGAAAAACTCGTTATTATTATCTGTGAATGGCAACTTAAATGTTTGGCTAAAACTCCCTTTCCTTTTTTCAGGTTCTTTAATATCTGAGAATTGAAAATTTAAACTTATGTTTGGAGATTCTTGCAAGTCTAAATTATACGTGCTATCCTGAGTTGCAGAACTTGTTGCCTTTCTATATGCGACTAATCTAACTTCCATTATGAATTAGTGTTTATGTTATTAGCGTATTCGATTTGAATTGTATATTGAATTAATTTATCATTTGCTTTTGTTTTAACTGTAAAATTAGTATCAACAACATTAACTCCCTGTGTGAATTCTGTATCAGTATTTTGAACAACCTGAACTTCATTAGACTTCATTAGGCTTTGTAATAATACTGCATCCTCCTCACTTATCCAATCAGTCTTTAAAGTCTCTGTAAGCGTTGCTTCTGTGGTTCTAACGGTCTTTCCTCTTTGTGTGTTGTTATAGAAAAATTTGCTTGAACTGTAATAACCCATTAAAGTTGAATAAGTATCTCTTTTAACATTTAATTTTTCAGTTGATTTACAAGTAAAATTAAAATAGTCATAACCTCCCACGGTATTTACCCAAGCTAATCTTCTTGTTTTAAATCCTTTTATTCTGCAATTATCTCTTTCAAATTCGTAAACATCTGTTCTTGCACTATTTGAAGAATTTAAACCTTGTATTGTGTATCTAACCCAACCATTATTAGAAGCATTAGACGGACGTGAAACACTATTTGAACCGGCTTCTAAGTTAGCCGTTCCGCATCCGAAATATAACAACCTGTATGGATCATTATCCAAATCGTCATTGACTGAATCAGGATCATAACCACCATAAGTTGTTGAATTTGTTATAGTTGTAATTGTTAATGCAGAACCTGAAATGTCATAATATATTATTTGAATTTTATCAATTTCACTATCAAAATTACCGTTATCATTTAAAAAAGCAACAGTGTGATAATCATCGTCTCTAATTTTTGTCCTATAAACTTTAGCTGAATTATATTTAGAATTTTGTTTAATTAAATCGCTTAAAAATAAATCAGAAGATGAACTTGTTTGATATTTTTGAAACGCCGTTCCTTGTATAAATAAGGAATCTGTATCTCGTTGAGTCAATAAAGGCAAAGACGCTTTGAGGTAAAACCGTGTATTTGTTGCGGTGCTTCCTGTGTTTTCTGTTGGTACTTGATTTGCGTTGGTTGAGTATTCTTGATAAGCTTTTACAAAAATTTTAGTTATCTGTGTTTTGTCTGTTCTTTTATCTCCACTAACAGAATAATAATCTGAGGTTGTAGAACCAACACCGGTATTAGCACAAAGTTTATGAATTGTTTGAAATGGTTGACCGGTTATATTCTGGTCAAATATGGTATTGGTTAATTGACTGTTTACAATCTTTTTTAAATCAAAAAATGCTCTTGCTAAATCTGAATTAATATCAGGAGAATAACCGTTTCTGCGTTGTTTTATTTTACCTAATAAAATTCCGTTATTATCATTTATTTTTATTTCTAAGATAAGTTTATAATAAAAAAATCCTGCAATGCTTGAATCTTGAATTACCATATATCCAATAACAGGATTCCAATTAGTTATTACAGGGACTTTATCGCCACTGTTTACAGGTTTTTGTTCAAATAATATGCTCATAATAATTCTGGATTTAATAATTTTTCTAAGGAGTCTAACAAATCTCCTGCATAAGCATCTACAATTTTAGGCATAAATGCATTTACATCTTGTTCATAAGGTTTTGTAAAAAATAATGTTCTGTAAAGTCCCTTTCTAAAAATGGATCTTTGTATTAAATATGCCATAGATTTACGAGTTATAAATTGTCCTTTAGAATTCCTTGCTTGTTTTAATGGTTTGCTAACAATCCATTTGTCAATAAATCTTCTTGGAGGCATTTTATTAGTAAAAGCAAATGGACTATTTTTTGCCCTTAATGTTCCCGTTCCTCCACGTTTAGCCTGTTTACCTGATTTTGTAGTTCCTCCAACTGATTTTCCCGATCCTCTTACTCCTTGATCTACAAATTGCCAATAATCCTCAGCGCCTCCAAAACTCCATTCTAATTCAACTCCATCTTGACCACCTTTTACATTATATTGAATACCATCATATAAAGTATTACGGCTTGTTTTTTTGCTATAAGGTTTTGCCGTGACTAAATTTCTTCTGGATTTATCAACAACAGTTTTTCCTAAATCTTGTAATACTTGAATTAATTTACTCATTATTAAACCGAATAAATGGGTGCTGTGCACAAATTGTTTTTATTATTTACTAATACTTGTACTTCGGCAGTCCATCCACTTAACACATTATCAAATTGCATTGTGATAGGTTGTGCGTTTATAGGAATTTGAATTATCATTTCTTTATCTAAAACGTCAACAGGATAAGCCGGATTTCCTACAACATCGCTTAGATTTTGTTTAAACGTGCTTATTAAGTCTTTTAAAATGTTTAAAGTGAAATTATAAGTGTCTCCAACTGCATCTCTTTTATCTTCAAAATTATTTACAACGCCTTCAAAAAAATCTTGCTTTTCAATATCTTCATTTAATGTCTGTTCTAATACGTAAACAGTGAACGAATAAGTCATTGTTCCGGTGTCTATATTAACGTTGCCCGGTTCAAGATAAACTAACGGATAATGTTTAGCGCCTAATTTATTTATGTCTACTTCGGATAATTGACCGCAAAAAAATGATTGCGGATTTCTTAACGCTTTTGTTGCTTCCCTAAAATTCTGAACTATTTTATTAAAATTTATCATAATTATTATTCTTTGTGTTATTGTGATCCTGAGTAAAAGCTAAATATGTTAACACTTCTAAAATCGGTTTTTTTACTATTTTTTCAATATCTAAAATACTGTTTGATAATCCGTATAATATATTATACCAACCCCATTTGCTTTCCATATTTACAGAACCTTTTTTATCTGTACTTTCTTGTTCTGTTTTTTCAAATAATTGACTGAAATCTTCGCTAATTTTTCGCCTAAAGTCAAAAAAAAACCTAAGCTTGATAACGCTATATCCATTGGACAATTTTTAAATAATTCTTCTTTGAATTGATCCGGATCGTAATCTTCTATTGCATAACGTTCCCCCCTTTTAAAAGTAATTTTTCTGTAAAGAATAGACATTATAACGTGCAAATTTTCAATAGGATTTTTAGTATATGTTTCTAAATCAATATATTCTCCGGTTGTCAATTTAGATAAATTAGGTATAAATCCGTATTCTTCATTATCAAATTTAAAACGTTTTTTAAACATCATCTTATTTGGCTCAGTATCAACTAAGGCAGACACTATTTGCATTATATCTTTAAGATCTTTAAAATTCATTTTTTTTATTATTTCCTCAGTCGTATTACATAATAACGCAATACTTTTAATTGTTTTTTTCTTATTGTCAATTTTAGATTCCTGTAACTTTATATATGTCTGATAAACGCTTATTGTTATATCTTCCCATTTATTCGGAATAGTTAATTTAACTTCTTTCATTACTTATAAATATAATTTTTAGCAATTTGTCTTTTTTACGAATATAAATAAAAAAGGGACTGAGCCAAAGTTATTTAGCAAACAGTCCCAATTCAGTTTATGGCAGGGGAGGAATTCCTTCTCTCTTGTTGCGTTGGCTACTGCAGTTAGCTGATTTTTCTACCGTCATTCCCTACCGTTAAGAGTTTTGCTAATAATCCGTTTATAAAATAACCGTTGGTTAATTGGGATGTTCACGCTTTTATTTAACTTTTCTCTTAAATATAATTAATCGCAACATTGGTTTCCTCCTCTTTTCTCAGTCGGTCGGATTAGATTTGGTTTAAAACATATTACCCGATCAATTATAAAGCTAATTTACTAATAAAATATAATACCAAACAAATTTTATAAAGTTTTTTTTACTTACCTCTGTTATAATATATAATATTTCCCAGAGTGATTTACAGATAATTTATTTAAACATAGATAACGGACTGCGTCAACTAAATGGTCATTAATCTTTACCGGAGTGTTTAAAACGTCTCCGTTCTTATCTGTTGTCCATTTATAGCTTCTAAACTCTTTTATTGCGTTGGTACTATCTTTTGTTATATTAAGCTTATACCGTCTCATTATATCAATTCCTAAGTGTATTCCTGCTCCCTTACGTGCTGCCTTTATATTGAAGCCAGAACGATACACTTCTTCGATACTCTTTGGCTCGGCAGAATCGGCAATAATTTCAGCTTGTCTGCTAACTCCTAATTCTCTAAGCTTATTAGCAAGATCAGTGTTTGTCAATCTTTTTTCGTATAACAATTCTCTGATATATAAATTATCATCTAATAACCTAACTTCAGCTAATGCCGTTGGACTGTTTGTAAATCCAAAATCTAAACCATAACCGATTAAACGCCCTTGAACATCATCAACTAAATTAAAGTCTCTGAATATCATTGTTTGGACAGTACCGATTTCCCCCATTCCATAAACACGCCAATAATCAGGATCTAAATCCTTTAATCTTTCTATTTCTGCAATGGTGTCTTTATCTAAAAATGGATTTGCTAAATAAGTAGATTTAATAAATGTGCAATCGTCTCTTGTTACAACTTTTTCATATATCCAAGAATAAGGATCAGACGGATTATAATCTAAATAAATTTGTTCTGTTGTCCTCAGTATTAGTTGTTGCCAATCTTCGTACATAAATTCATTGGCTTCATTGCACCATAAATAATGCCTTTTACGTCCTCTTATTTTTGTCGGTTGATCTACTGAAATAAATTCAATTAAATTACCATTAAGCGCATA